CCCCACGGCTTGACTTGCTCGACATCATCCCAAACTTTAATTTTAAGGCGGTCACCGCTGGCGGTTACGATTGTTTTGTCAGTGCGCTTTGCAACTGTGACGCAAACAATCGTGTCGTAATCCGCAACGCTGCGGGTGTAGTATGTTTTGCCTGTTTCAAACTTAGTCATCTCACTCACTCCTATTATTGGCACTAGCGCCAGCCTCGCGGCGGATTGCTCCGCCGTCCGGTGGTGTTAGCGATAGTAGCGCAAGCCATCATCTGGTGACTTGAAAAATCTTTTTCTTGTGCCGTCTGCGCGGAATAGCTCTGGCGTGTCCGCGATCACAAACGTGCGGTAGTGCGTTGCGCCATGTCCGAAACGCATTTCAGCCATTGTGGGCAAGCGGCGGTAAACGGTTTCGCCATCATCACATTTATATGGGTTATACATTCTATATACTCCTATTAAAGTTTGAAGCCGTTGGCGGTAAGGAACGCAACTTGCGCTGGCGTGGCGAAACAGATCGCCATCATGTGTTTTTGCAAATGCGATTGCAGACGCTTGCGGTTTGCGTCTGTCGGTTCGGTAACGAATGCTGCTAATAACTTTTCCATCTCACTCACTCCTATTTGCGTTGTTGATGCCCTCTTATATACCCTCTTAAAATACTGTCAACAACAAAATGTGTTGCAATAAAAAAAGATTTAGGGCTTTTGGAATGACGTCCCGAATGACGTCCCGAATGACGTCCCGAATGACTACCGATCATAATGAAAATAAATCTGTGGATAACTTACACAAAATGGACGTCATGGGACGTCATTAGGGACGTCATTATTTAACGGCAAATGACGTCCGGATTAATGGCGGAATTGCGCCATTCGGGGATGCTAATTGTCATATTGCCATTATATTTGTTTAAAGTCAGGTTTTAAAAAATAGGTATATATATAACCTATACGGTACGCTGTACGCATTTCGTCAGCGACTGGTGTTTTCAAAATCATGACGTCCCTTACTGTATTAACACAGTAACACACCTAGCTGTTTGTTCTCGTGGTTGACGTTAACGTCAAGCGCATTGGCATGACTTGGATTGTCATGACGTCATGACGTCTGCTGGTGTATTAATACACTAACACACCTAGCTAGCTAGCAATGTGTTTTTTCCAAATCGCGTGATCACGCAAAGGGAAAGGCCAATCCCACGCCAGCCAGAACAAAAGCAGAACGCTAATCACTGTGTTAACACAGCAACACACCTAATGCTGGCAGCACTGTGTTAGTGTATTAATACAGTAAATATTTAGACGGGGCGGGTAGGGCCGGTGGGCCGCGTGACTGTCACGGGAGGGATCGTAAACAATTTTTTTATTTTTAAATATTGCCAGCCAAACAATTTTTATTTTTTTTGCAATCCGGTTTGCAACACACTATAGTACGCCCAATGACTTTCTACTCACTGCCATTTACACCAGAGCGGGTGCAAGCCACCGAGTCGCGGCTGGAGTCTATCTACGAAGCTGCCCGCTATGGGCTAAAGGGTGATAGCCTAGCTATGGCCGCCGGCATGACACCCAAACAATTTCGTGTGTTGGCTGACGCAGACCCGCTGGTCGAGATGGCAGAGATCAAAGGTCGTGCCGACGGCGAGATGGTAGCGGCCAAGACTATGTACGAAGCGGCACGCGATGGCGACAGCAAGGCTGCGCTGGAGATACTCAAGCATCAGCACGGCTGGGTAGCCAAGCAACAGATTGACGTAAACATCGACCAACAGATAAGTATCACAGGCGCACTGGAAAAAGCACAGACGCGCGTCATCGAAGGGCTGTACACAGAACTGCCCGCACTAGAGGAAAAGACCAATGGCAGACAAATTGACACCGGAAGAGCAGGAAGTCTTGGACTATCACCGTCGCAACTTAGCGACAGGGATGTATCAGAAAAACGCTGACGGTAGCCTGACTACGTTCAAGGGCGCTGTTGTCGGTCTGCCGCAGGGCGAGACTCTGATACCGACATATTGGCATGGGCAAGAACGCGATGTCCCCTCGGCGGTGCGGCTGGCTATGAAGTCAGGCATTAAGTTCCCGTCGTACAAGACGCCAGAAGAAGCAATGTCGCGGGAACAGACGATCCACAAGATGATGGAAAAAGACATAGCGGACTTTCAGAAGACTAAACGCTAATGCAAGCGCCCATATACTCAGCCCAAGACGAGATGGAGTTGATGGCGAGGCTGTGGTCACCGACGCTAAAGGATGACCCACTAGCGTTCGTGCTGTACACATTCCCGTGGGGCCAAGCAGGCACGCCGCTGGAACACTTCCCCGGACCGCGTAAATGGCAGCGACAGATACTCGCCGACTTGCGTGACCACATCAAAGCAAACAACGGTAAAGTAGACTTCTCAACTGCGCGGCTGGCGATTGCATCAGGCCGCGGTATCGGCAAGTCAGCCCTAGTCAGTTGGCTAACCATCTGGATGCTGTCATCGCGGATCGGTAGTACTACCATCGTGTCGGCAAACTCTGAGGCGCAGTTGCGGTCGGTAACATGGGCAGAAATAACTAAATGGCTAGCGATGTCACTCAACAGTCACTGGTTTGAGATAGCCGCCACACGCATCATGCCCGCCAAGTGGCTGACGGAATTGGTCGAGCGGGACTTGAAAAAAGGTACGCGCTACTGGTCCGTCGAAGGCCGGCTGTGGTCCGAAGAGAACCCTGACGCATACGCTGGTGTCCACAACTTCGACGGTGTGATGTTGATCTTTGACGAAGCCAGCGGTATACCTGACAGCATCTGGTCGGTATCGGATGGTTTCTTCACAGAGAATACTCCACATCGGTTCCATCTGGCGTTCTCCAACCCGCGGCGCAACACAGGCTATTTCTACGAAACGTTCCACAGCAAGCGGGCGTTCTGGACAACACGCGTCATCGACGCACGCGATGTCGAGGGTACAGATAAAAACCTGTACCAGCGCATCATCGACGAGTACGGGCCAGACAGCTACCAAGCCAGTGTCGAAGTGTACGGTAACTTCCCGTCAGAAGGTGACGATCAGTTCATCGGCAGCAATCTGGTCGATGATGCCATGAAGCGCGCGCCGGTCAAGGACACCAGCGCGCCCATCGTCATAGGTGTGGACCCTGCACGGTTCGGGGCTGACGCTACCGTCATCGCCATACGGCAGGGCCGTGACATCCTAGAGTTGCGGCGACACCGCGGCGCGGACACTATGGAAGTGGCAGGCCATGTCATCGACGCCATAGAGCAGTTCCAGCCGGCGCTGGTCTGCATCGACGAAGGCGGGCTAGGCGCAGGCGTCGTGGATAGGCTGAAGGAGCAGCGGTACAAGATACGCGGCGTGAACTTCGGCAACAAGGCTAAGAACCAGACGATGTGGGGCAACAAGCGCGCAGAGATGTGGGGCGCCATGCGGGATTGGCTCAGGACGGGCCACTTGCCCACAGATAGGTTTCTGAAGACAGACCTCATCAGCCCGCGCACCAAGCCTGACAGCCGAGGTACGCTGTTCTTAGAAAGCAAGAAAGATATGAAGTCGCGCGGGCTGGCCTCGCCAGACGCAGCAGACGCCATAGCGGTCACGTTCGCATTTCCTGTAGCATCTACTGATCCGCGTCTGACACGCGTTGACAAGCACCGCACAAGAGGCTATTCTCCCGCAGGAATATCTACATCGTGGATGGGCAGTTAATGGCTGACAAGAAGAAATCAGTGTCGCTATCCGTTGGCAGAGGCGAGAAACTGCCTGTGTCAAAGGGTGCGGGCCTGACCGCCGCTGGCAGAGCCAAGTATAATGCTGCTACAGGTAGTAACTTAAAGGCGCCTGCGCCCAGCCCGAAAACAAAAGCAGATGCGGGACGCAAAGCGTCATTCTGCGCGCGCATGGGTGCAGTAGCTGCTAAAGCCAAAGACGGCGAACGCGCCAAAGCTAGTTTGAAAAGGTGGAAATGCCCATGAAACCCGGTCTATATGCAAACATCCACGCTAAGAAAGCCCGCATAGCTGCTGGCTCTGGCGAGAAAATGCGTAAACCGGGTGCTAAAGGCGCACCTACAGCAAAAGATTTCAAAGAAAGCGCCAAAACCGCTAAAAAACCAGCTAAGAAGGGTAAGTAAATGCCATCAGGTAGAAAAGATATTTACGGCACGCCAAGCAAGCGCCTTGCCGATCCGAAAGTCATAAAAGCTGAAATGGGTGCTGCAAGAAACGCAGCCATTCCCGCCAGCAAACGCAATAGCCCTCGCGAAATAGAAGCGCTTTTGCGGCGTGAAGGCCCAACAAACGCCGGCGGCGGACGTGCAGTTAAGATGCCAGCTAAAGCTGCGCCACCAAAAGCGCCAAAAGTTATCAGCTTGACTACAAACATGAAGTCATCGCCAATGGGCAAAAAGCGTTAATCATGCCTCTTAGTAAGTCACCCAGCAAAGCTGCGTTTCGCAAGAACATCAAAGCAGAAGTAAATGCGGGTAAACCTGTGAAACAAGCCGTCGCCATCGCTTACAGCG